CAACCTCTGCCTACGGAGAATGTTACCGAGCTCAAGTGGCTTGTCGGAGATGATTCCGTCAGCCACTTGAATCTTGTCTAACAGTGCCATTGCACTGTCTAGCGGAACATAGGAGGTGTAAGCTTTATAGGTTTTGATAGCGCGTCTGTATGCGCCTACCCGTAGGTAAGCAGCAACCCTCTTGAACGTCTCTAGTAGCTGTTCTTGAGTGATGAGTCCCCTTTCTTGTTCTTGCTCGAGTCGTTGTCTTAACACTCGGTAAGGATTCAGTTTGGTGGCTCTGCGATATCTACTATTAAACTTACGTCTCACACTCTTTGGGTTTAAGGGTTTTGGTTTTAACCATGTCTGTCGACATTGTTCTAAGCTGCTTTGTCCGATAGTAACTTCTTCTAGAAGTTTCTTTCTGTCAACGCGGCTACCACTTGTTGTTGGCGGTATGCTTAGTACCTCCTCTTGTAACCTTTTAAGTGTCTCAGTGCGCCGTTTGGGTGTTGGATTGAAGACTCCGTCTGATACCAACATGTTAAATGTTGTACGAGTTATTTTCCCTCGTCCGCCGCCGCCGTAGGAAATTTGGCCGCCCTGTCCCACCGCAATTGATTTTGCGGTATTCCTCGCCAACCTCGCGAGAGGTCTTGGAGGAACAGGGTAGGCGCCCTTACCCTCGGCAGCTTTGAGGAGTTCATCAGTTTGTCCTAATGCTTTCAGGGCACTTCTCTCTCCTAATGAGAGTAGACGTGTCCCTGCAGCTTGGGAAATTCTGAGTAAGGCTTGGCTAGTTAGGGTATGTTCGTAGATGGTTTTCATGTAATATGAACCATCTTCGTTCTCTACTCTATGCTTCTTCTTCCTTACTTCCGTGGTGCAGAACCTTTCGCAGAAGACTGCATTATCTCCACGGAATGACTTCTCGACGTTGGGTATCAGACCGATTTTTCTTAAGTTATTTTCATAGCGTGAGAGTTGTCGGGATGTGCCCAAGGCGACCAAATCATCCCCACAGACGCGGAACGATGAGGCTTTAATGCCTGCAGACAGTGCACACCACGAGTTTAGCAACGAAAGCAATGTCCATGACGGGCCTAACCCCATCAGAGCTCCACAAGTGGTTAGTTTCCCCTTGTAGCGTTCCGGTACGGGCTTACCGTTAATGGACACGATTCTCTGAGGTCGACAGATTTCATCAACGAGTTTGACTAGGTAACTAGGCACCTCTGCTGATGTTAGGAGCTGTCCGAG